GATTTTACAAAATTTATTACTCCTGAAAATTTACTTTTTAATTCTTCTCCTTTTTGAGTAGCAGTAGCTATGTGTTCTTGCATTTTACCTAACTCATCCTTCGTTTTATTTGCATTACCAAATAAACCTCCAAATAAAGCCATTGCTGTTTCTAAATTATCTGCAACAAACTCTACAGCTGGTGCAATTATTCCTCCAAAAAAGTCTCCTATTTTTGCAGCAGCATTAGATAATCTTTCTGATACTGTTTGATTTTCTCTTAATGCTTTTAAAGAAGCTTCACGAGTACCTAACCCTTGTCTTTCAAGTTCTTCTTGTCTTGCCTGAATTTTTTCAGTTCTTTCTCTTGCAACTAACGCATTAGATAACTGATCAACGCTCATACCCATAGATTCTGCTAGAGCTTGTTGAGCAAGTACGTTCATATTTTGGAATTCATTAATCCCTCCAACTTGTTTAAGCATTTCACCCATTGCACCTTCAAAATCTCCTGCAAATGCTAACTCTCTTGCTCTATTTAAATTAATGGCTTTACCTGTTAATACTTGAGCTTCTAATTCTTTTTGTATACTATTCTCAAAATCAAGAGTCCCCATTGCCATATCTCTTGCATTATCAAGAGTTAAGCCAAATCTTTTAGCCTCAGCAACAGCTTTAGATATAGCTGCTGGGTTATTACCTAAATTTAATGCTATTTGTCCAGTAATACCTGCTGCTTCTTTAAATAATTGATTTGAAGCAAATATACTATCGTTAGTATCAACTACAGAGTTATATAGTTGTTCTTGAGATTGACCAGTAAGTAAAGATGCAGTATAGACATTAGCTAATTCATCTTCTTGTAAACCTACAAATTCAGCTAATCTTGCTTGATTGCCCAATTGCTCTCCTGTTAACCTTACATTTGTACCTAAAGTACTTGACAATCTTAATTGAGCATTTAACATTCTATCCATATTCAAGAATGTATCACCAGATGCTGCAGCGGCTGATTTCATAGCCATAGTCATCTGTTGAGCTGAATCTCTAGATAGACCTAATGTTTTACCTACATTAGAAACTGAATGATCAATATGTGTAAATAGTTTACCTAGAGCTTTTACTCCTTTCATGAAAACACCTAAGTAGAATAAAGGGTCGGTAAATATACCTGCCAATGAAGAACCTAAAGAAGATAAACCTGCTGCTAAAACTTTTACTTTGCCGCTAAAGCCCACTGCTTTTTCACCACCTTCTGATAATTCAACAGAAAGTTGTTTCATTTTTTCTTTAGCTTTATCTACCTCAGCGGCCATTCCTTTAAATCCTAGCTTTTCTAAGGCACCCCCTAAACCTTCAACTAACTTACCAGAAATACCTAAACCAGAATTCATATTTTCTATTTTCTTTATCTGGTCGTTGTATGTATCGTTTATTTTATCTTGAACGAGGTTTTTATCTTCTGCGATACTTAAAAGTTCTCTTGTAGCATTTAACTCTTTTCTTTTTGCTATTACAGCTTTTTCATTTCTTTCAGATGGATCATTTTTAAAAGCTGCTTGTGCTGCTGATAATTCTTCTTGTTGCTGTGAACGTGCAGTTTTTAACTCTTCTTTTCTGAGTTTTATTTGGTTAAAGTAAAGTTGAGATTTTTTCTTCTGATTTTTTATATCTTCAACAGATAACGTATTTAGATCTGCTTGGTTATACGTCATTTGCTGTACCAAACTATCTATTCTACCGAATGCTTGTCTTGCTTTTTTTACAGGATCGCTTATTCTTTGTAATTCAAGATTTATATCTTTTACTATAGATCTAGTATCTCCTAGAGAACCAGTAAAAGTTTCTAATTCTGTATTAGCTCTTTTTATAGATTTGTTAACAAAATTTATAGCTTTATCAACCGAACCGAATTGATCAGCAATTTTTTGTGGATCAGTTTCTCCATCAAAGGCAATAGTGATTTTGTTACCACTTATATCTGATATTCTCTTTTCAACTTCATTAAGTTGTTTTATCAGCCTTTGTAATTCTCTAGGATCTGGTGTAGCCATTGTACAGTATTATATTTTATAAATAGTTAAAGATGAAGTTATGATCTTTTTACTGTATAGGAAGGTTTCTTTCCGGATTTAGCTGCTTCTTTAGCATCTCTTACCCAAGAAGGTGTTGTTGATTTACTTGGTGGTTTTTTATTTTGCTTTTTATTTAAAGCATCGTAATGGTCTTTTAACTTTTGAAAAGTAAAGTTACGTAACCATATAGGCATATTATATACGGTCTCGTAATCGTACCCACCTTGACCATTGAATACTATTTCGTGAATTTGTGAAAATAATGAAGATCTATACTCCGAAGTCAGGCCAAAGAAAGTTAGCATTGATCGGAATAGCGAGATCCTCCTGTATCCCATCTTCGAACTCATGTGAGATCGTTGTGTCTACTCCTGGCACAATAGTTGCATAGTACTCTCTGAATGCTCTTGCATCTCTGGCAAGAAAAGCCTTATCAACAAACTCTCTAACTAACGGTCTTTCTGTATTACCGTTTACTGAAATAATCATATATTTCATTCTAGTTGAAAGTTCCTGATTAGAATTGGGTGATACTTTTTTTAACCCATCTATTTCTCTTTGAATATTTTTTTCATCTTGCTGAGATAGTATTTTAAAGGTAATTACATTTTCTGTACTTGGTAACTTAAATTCAAATTCATTTTTACCATCTTTAATTAATGATTCATCTAACTCTTTGTTTTTAATTTGAGTAAGATCTACACTAATTTTTTCCCCAGCATAAGTAAAAGAGTAATCTTTTCCATATCCTAATATTCTAGATGCTATAAGTAAAGCATCTTTATCTCCTATAAGTAAATCGTTATAGTTAACTTTTGTTACAATAAGAGATTCAAGTAATTTATCAATAACTATACCTTTTTGTATATAGTTCTGATTAGTAAGTATGTCCTCTTCTTTAGCAGTCATATATTTCATTTCTATTTTACCATCTGCTAATGGAGAATCTTTAGGGTATAATAATCCTTTTGACGGTAATTCGACCGTCTCTGTTGGAATTGTAAAGTTTGAGCTCATAAAATTTATTATGTATAACTAGTATTTTATATAAATATAAGAACTTTTAAAATGGGAACCAACAAAAAAAGAGGGTTTATTTACCCTCTTCTTTCTTTAAATTTTTTATTGCTTTTTGCCACTTTCTTTGGGCCTCTTCTAGAGTTAAGTCTCCAGCGTCGAGTTCTGCACGTATATCTAAGTAAATCATATACTTAGCAGTTTCTTCTTTTGCATTATCCTTAGCATGTAGAGTAATCATTCCTAGAATGAGTAACGCAAATGCTAGGACTAACCTAATTTTGCTTAACATTCTCATAATATAAAAGGATTTATATTAATAAATAGTCAAGATTTCTTAAACTTCTCTTAAACTTGACTTAATATTATATTAATATAGCGAGAATAAAGCAGAAAAAAAACCCTCCATAAGGAGGATTCTTTAATTTTGGTATGTAGTGTAGCGTGATTAGAAGTTCAATACGCAGTAGTCCATTGCAACAGTGATTGATAATTCTACTGTTTCATCAGTAGCCCAATCAAATCCACCTTGATCCATATTAGTTATAAATGCTCCTTTAATCACCCACTCACTTACTATATCTCCTACAGGTCCTAAAACTTGTAATGTAAGATCTTTTTTATAAAAGTCTGAGTAACCAGCTCTACCAGTTACTGATTCATATGATAGTCTAGCCCAATCCATCACTGCTTGTGCACCTGATGGTGTGATTGGATCATATAAAGTCATATCGATATCACCCCATTCTCTTTTACCTCTTATTTTTCTATAGGTATTAAGGTGATCTAATTTTATTGCGTTGTCAGTAAAATTTGGACCAGCTGCTGTCTTAATCATAAACGATGGTACACCGTCTACAAACATTAAGAATCTATTTTGCACCTTCGGCTCAAAGGCTCTGAACATTATTTCGTTAGGATCTACTACTGCCATTTTATTTCTTTATTATAAATATCTAAAAATTAAATTATGCTCCAAATGTTGCTCCTGTAGGCTCAATTGTAAAGTCTAATACTACAAATTCTACTGTTCTTGCAGGTTGTATAAATATCTGACCTATTAATTGATTACGATCGATAACATCTGATGTGTTATTAGTATCATCCATTACTACTCTATAGGCAAACAATCCTTGCTGCTCTACAACTGAAGTTAAATATGGATTAACTTGAGCTAAGAATCTATTTCTAGTTACGTTAGTGTTTTGTTCGAATACTAATTCTCTTGAAACATCGCCAATAAATTTCTTTAAAGCGATTAATAATCTTCTTACATTTACTCTATCAAGAGCTGAAGATTTCTTTTGTAATGTCTTTTGACCAAATACCGATATTCCACTTCCTGGGAATGTAGCTATTGGGTTTACATTAGCACTATATAACGTATCTCTTTGAGATCTCGTTAATTTTCTTTCTGCTTGTATTACTGTTGGAATACCACCTCTAGTAAGACCTGCTGGTGCAAACCATGGTGCTGCTGCTCCATCTGTAAATGCATATACTCCTGGTATAACAACTGAAGCAGGTACGAATTCATTTTTACCAGTTCCAGACTGTGTTTGTAACCAAGGCCAGTAAGCAGCTCCATAAGATGAATTTAAACTATTAGCAGTACTAGTAACATTAGCTACAGTTGCTCCATAGTTCTGTAAATCTACTACTGCAATACAATCTCCTCTTGTTTCTGCTAATGAAATCATTGTATCTAACTGAGTAGAATGAAGACCGAACTCATATATTAACCCTGGTGCAGATATAATGTTGAATACATATTCATCTTTATTCCCTAGTACGTTAAGTACATCTGCATATTCTCCTCCTTGTAATCCTTGCGTTCTAGTACCGTCAATATCTTTAAAGTAATTAGGTACTATTCCAGCCGTTACATTCTCTCCTGTTGCACTATGGAATGAACCTGATTGATTAGTTGGTAATGAATTACTAAATGAAATTCCATCTGCATCATTATTAATAGTCACACCATCTGTGCTCAAGTAATCTAAAGTTTGTTTGTTTACAGCAGAAACTCTAATGTATTTAGATTTGTTAGCGTACTCACCACTAGATTGAACATAATATTGAGACTCTCCTTTATTTACTGATGTTGATTGATTACCAAGTACAGATTCGATATAGTTTTCAGAATTTGGATCTAATGATAAATCATTCCAAGTTTCTAAAATAATTTTGTTTTTAGAAGCATCATCACCTCTTCTTACGAGAAGGCTAAATGTACCTTTATTAGTATTTACGTTTGCTACTTCCCATCTGATATTGTCTATAGATCCAGATTTTAACGAACCATCTGAATTTTCCATTACTGCTCCACTATATGTAGAACTAGTAAGGCTATTTTGAATAGCTCCTTCACTTATAGTTTGTATAGTGAATGGGTCTGTTATACTACCAGTTTGAGCAGCAACTGTTGTGCTGTCTGCTGGTGCAAATGATCCAGTAACAACTCTTGCTACTAATAATGAATTACCTCCTTGTCCAAAGTATGACTTTGCAGCAAGGGAAGTTAAATATTCCTGTTTTGTTGAACCAGACGTGAAAGTTGTTCCAAAGATCTTTTGATACTCTCCATATGATGTAACTACTGTAGGTTGCTCAACAGGTCCTTTTACTGTTGGTCCCACGATAGCCGCTCCTGCTTCTAATGCTGGTGGAGCGATAAAGGATATATCATTCTCTCTTGCTAATACACCTGGGGAGATTAATGTTTCTGCCATGTTATATAAGTTAAATTATTGAGTACTCTTATAAATATCGTATTGCATACTAAAACTACCAAACCTATGGTAGTGTGCTACATATATAAATAGACTAAAGTTACCGTAAACTATTTTAATGGTATAAAAACCCCGCTATCGATATCTATAGTGCCCTTTCCGTACTTTTCCTCCAAGTTTTTTGCTAAGTCTACTTGAGCTTCTTCTATTTTAGCAAAATTTATTTCAGCATTGTTTTTACGTTGGGAAAGTTGTAACTCTATAATAGATATCTTGCCAAATTCATTAATGACACTCGACCTAGCATTTTTTATATTGTTAAGCTGTGATAATTCGTTTTTTTCTAATTTAATTTGCTTCATTATTAATGTTATTTATGTAAAGTTCTGTAAATATATTTTTATAATCGTCATCTAGCGATTTAAATATTTTATTTTCAAATATTTTTTTTCTACTTAACCTAAAATTACCACTAATAAAATCTTCAGTTATAGTATCCGGTACAGTATTTTCTTCTCTTAAACTGTTTATAAGTTGCATCTTTTGTTTGTGTTTATCTGTACCAAGTTCTAAATAAAAAAGGTCGTCGTTTTTTACCCCTGTGTAATTTTTTGATATAGATTTAATTATTACCCATAAATCATCTTCAGGTACATCTTGTAAACATGGCATAAAAAAGGATTGTTTACCTATTCTATCTGATAATTCTTTATACTCTGTAAATTTACCACTTTTAAAATAATCTACTGGGTGATATCCTGTGTTGATATATTTGCTTATATATTTACTTATAATTTTATTTGTTGCAGGAGTATGCCCACCGTCTAAGTATCTACATTGATCGTTAGTTAAAAAACCAGTATCAATAAAAAATAAATTAATTACGTTGATACAGTTATCTATTAATTGACTATATAATGATCTCGAAGAAAAACTCAGCGGCAGTATCACTACAGTAAAATTTAACTGCTTTGAAATGTTACTAATTAAATGGTTAATTTTTTTTATTAAAACCATTTGTCTTTTTACATTATCTATATTACCACTGTAAGTTTCAAAATCATCTCTATAAATGTAAATTACTTCACCTATTTTATTTCTAAATTTACTTTGAAATTCAACACTCTTAATTATATTAAATGCTTCTGGTAATGTATTACCAAAAAAACCATAGTTATAAGGTATATAATCAGTCATAGTATCAGAAAAGTAGTATGGTATAGTTTCATTATCATTTACCCCTTCACCTATAACTTGGGAATCTCCAAAAAATATACTATGCTTTTCTCTACCTATTAAATTAATGGGGGTTTTTCTTAATCCTTCATTGTTAAAATTTATTTCAAATTCATATACTAATTCTCCAGGGTGTTGAGGTGTTCCTTTTTCTTTTATTTTTTTTATAACACCTTTTGAGTTAGGTATACCCAGTACATTACCGGTAAATTCTCTAAATGGAGTTCCCTGGTAAATAAACCTGTTGTTACTATCTACAAATTTTTTTGTACTCATTAAATTTTATCATAAAGTTTTGTAACAACATTTGATACTTTTTCAGCCATCAGTTTATTAGACTCATAAGTTGGATGTCGGTCTTCTATTTCAGGGTATTTAGAAGATATAGGTATATAGGCTCCACCTTCTAAATAGTACAGGTATGGTAAGTCAGTCATTTCCTGCATTTGGTAATCTAATGATGTTATTATAACTTTTACTCCTTTTTGATTAATAGCTTGTTTATAGAACTTTATTTTTTTTTCTAATGCTTTTTCAAACGGTTTAGAACTCTGTTCAACTGCTTTTTTTTCTAAAAAATCAAAGTCAAAAAATAATTGTGGTTGCATTACTTTTTTGTACATTGCCATATCCATATCTTTTGGATTATAGGGAAAATTTACATCCATAATATGTTCAGTTGAATTATCAATAGTTGACACTCTACTGTTTAAAGATAGTTGTAACAGTACTACATCTCCTCTTTTAAAAAATTTATAACAGTGATCTACTTTATTTAAAATAGAGTTAGTACTAATACCTCCTTTAGCATAATTCTGATATAAGAATGTTAATTTTGCTTTATTGTTTGCTTTAATTAGCCAGTATTCAAAATCACCTATAATATCTACTCCATCTTTAGCTTCTCTTTCTATATACAAATTTTGGTTAGGGAACTCTTCAAAACCTTTCCTCCAACTTGTAGAAAACGAATCACCAAATATCCAAAACCTTGACCAATCGTTATTTAATCTTGTTGTCATATCATTGAATTGCTATTTCTAATAAAATCATCTGAAGATTCATAGTAGTCAAAAACGTTATCAAACTTTTCTTTTCTAATTTTATCTAACTTATCGGTCATAATTTTGCATTCAGTCATTTGATTTATATCAAAATCTTTTGTTATGCTTCTTTTATAGACAGTATCTAATTTTTCTAATATATCTTCACGTACATAACTACTAATACCTGTTTTATCAAGTTCTTTTCCAAAATTACTTAATCTTTTTGAAAATGCTTCTTTGTATCTATCTGGCAAGTAAACTGAATCATAGTATGCAGGGTAATCTATAGGGCTAAAAAATAATGTTCGACTTCCTTTAAAAGCATCTTTATCTATAAAGTCTCTTTCTATAAAATTTAACACCATATCAAATAAATGTAAATAATTTAAAGTACCATAGGTAATTGCATAAGCATAATCAGTTGCTTTTATATTAGAATTTTGGTAATCTTTTACGTTACTTGCAAATAAATTATCGTCATACCCTTTTCTAACGTACTCACCTATTTTACCTACACCGTCTATACTAATGTATAACTCTAAGTTAGTAAAATATTTCCAATAATCAAAAATATGCTTATTTTTAAACGTCATTTTAGAAAAATTGGTAGAGTATCTTATATTAACATCAGTTCTACCTAATTTTATCAATTTATCTAATATTTGATAGTGTTCAGGCATAACTAATGGTTCTCCTCCAGCAAAATAAATTTCATCTACACAACTATAGTGAGGTTCTAACATATCCATAAACGAGGCTTTATCATTAATATTTATCAAAGCCTTATCTGCTTTGTTACCTAAAGCAACTGTATCTGAATACCATGATGAACTTAAACCTAAACCACAGCTTCTACATTTGAAATTACAAAAATTAGATATACGTATGTCCCATAAGTGTAAATTCATTATATCTAACTTACCATCTTTGTCTGTATGGTCTACATATTCAATTTTATCCCAATGTTTTTTATTTATTCTTTTTCTATATGATTTATCACCTGTTTCCTCTAAATGGTAACACCTTTTGCATGAACTTATTTTTTCACCATTTAACATACCAGTTCTGGTTTGTTTCATTTTATCATTATTCCATATTTCCTCTAAAGTTTGATCGTTTACATTACCTACAGGATTATGAGAAGACCATAGACAACAAGGATAGGTTCGACCATCTGGCCATGTGTGAACTGATAGCCAAGGAGCTAAACAAAACGTTTTAGATTCTTTAAGTAACTCTTTATTATATTCCATGTAAACTATGTACTATTCTTTTATCATTAAATGAATCCAGTAATTGGATTTGTTCAACTAATTTATTATGGTTACGATGATTAGTATTCCATATTGCCTTATCTTGAAATTCGTCATTAGATAAAACTCCCCAATTTAATATTTTATAATATTGAAAAGTTAAGTCTCTTTCTTTTTGAAAAATACTATCCATTAATTTATAAAAGGAAACTATTTGATCGTAATTATCATTCTGAATAACGAAAGATAAAATAATATTTTTTACTTGATCTAAAGAGTTTATAAATTCTAAATTTTTTAAAAGTAAATCCCACTTACCTCCCTTTCTAACTTTATGGTACGTTTCAGGATTAGAAGCATCAATTGATATTTCAGCTGATTTAATAAAAGGTTGGGCAGGTTTAATTTTTTCCCAGTTTCTTTCGTTCCATAACATTGCATTAGTATGCATATGTATGTTAGTCATATTAGGATATTTTTCAGTAGAAAAATTACACAACCATTCAAATAAAGCTTCACTATAGAATGGATCTCCATATCCAGACATTGAAATAAATTCTAATGACTCTCCATATGATTTTTCTATATCTGTTAAAATATTTCTAGATTTATTAGTAATGTAGTTTTCATTTCTTATAAAATCAACTCTACAAGAAGGACACGCTAAATTGCACGCACTATCAAATACAACTTTCATAGAATTAGGTAACTTATAACTTTTAAGTTCTTTTACTAACTCATCTGTTTTTATTTTTACAGGTCCAGAAGGTCTATTGTTATGAACTACATCGTTTAAGTGTGGGCATTTATCAGTAGAGCAATATTTAAATGTACCGTCTAACATTGACTGTCTAGCTGATTTTGCTTTATTGCTATTCCAATTATCAGTTAAGGAACCTTTCGTTTTAATATCTAACCCCATCCACTCATTACAGCACATGTGTTGCTTATCTACAGTAATCTCTGTGTAGATAAATGGGTTAGTGCAGATGTAGTTTTTTAAATCCATTCGTTACTTTCAATTACTCCATTAAATTCCGGAAGATAATCATTAATTTTTACTTTTCTACCTCTATCATTGAGTCTAATAAAACTGTGAAACCTTTTTATATCTTTTTCTGTATGTTTTCTAAATAATTCTATTTTTAATCTTTGTATTTCATCTTCTCTCATATACTGAATATTATCCAATATGTGGTGTTTCATTTCTTCAGGTATTAAACTTACATGTAAATGATCAGGGTAGTGAACATAGTTATGAGAAACTATCATATTATCATCTAATGTCCATTTCTTAAAATTATCTATATTAAACACATTTAACGCACTTACTGTCTGACAAACTTCTAACTTAAAAGTATTTCTATATCCTAAAATTTTACGATACGATTTCATTATGGTATCCCAATCTGAAGGAAATCTAACATAGTAGTTTCTTTCTCTTAAATCATCTATAGATAACTGTAGACGTACTCTTCTAAAGTTTTTCCACATTTCAATAAAGTGATCTGGCATTTGAGTACAGTTTAAACTATAATGTAAATCTATATTTTTACAAGAACCATCATCTATAAATTTCTGCAAAAAATATCCATGCTCTTTTATTAAGGTAGGTTCACCTCCATTAATCCATATTTCTTGTAAATCTTCACATTTAGAATATAATTCGTCATAAAAATTATAATCTCTAAACCATTCAGTTTTTATTTCATTTTTAAAGTAATCCTTTTCGAATTCAGTACCTTTATAAAATTTTACATCTTGATGCCATCTATTAGATGAAAATGGATTACATGTAGTACATTTTAAATTACACACTGTACCTAACCTTAATTCAACGTAATTATATTTTACTTTTTTTAAACTGCCATCAGGATTGGTATTAGGAAAGCATTCATCAATATATTTTTCAAATAAATTATTAGATTCTATTCGTTTAGATTCTACACCACCTTGTTCATACTTATAACATTTTTGACATACAGAAGGTGTTTTACCTTCCATCATCTCTTTTCTTATAGTTCTAAATTTTTTAGAATTAGCAATTGAATCTAAACTATCTTTAGTCATAAATAAATGAGCTCTATCATCATTTTCATGAGCAGCAGTAGATGCACCGTTTTTCATTTCGGTAACACAACAAGGAGTTACTGTACCAATTGGATGTGTTGCTAGATGAATCCAAGGTAACACACAAAAGGATGTAGTAGGGCTCTTTCCTATATCAAGTTGCTTTTCCACCAATCGTATACTTTTTTATTATTCTCTAAATATATTTTATCTAAAACTCCTTCGTTTCTACGAAATTTATCTACTTTAGCTAATCTTTCTTTACCTAACTTTAATCCTTCTTTCCAATCAGGGTATTGTTCTGAAAATACCTGTCTGTTTTTTAAGTCTTCTAAACAAGTTATCCAATATTCATATTTAGTATTAACTTTAATTTTAGGTTTAATGTAATCTAATACATCATCTATTACTTCTTCAAATAATTCTCTAGGTAAAACTTGAGGACACATCATTATGCTACTATCAAAAGCAAAAGTTGTCTTTATTAAGGTATGCACATCTAACTCTAAACTTAAATCAAATAAATCTTTCAAACTAAATAAACCTGGAGTAGTAATAGTTAAGTCAAAAGCTATACCATACTGTCCATATTGTTTATTTAAAAATAAAAAATCTTTGAAGTTAGCTATCCAACTATCCCATTTTATTCCATGCCTAACATATTCAACTATTTCGCCTGTACCGTCAATAGATGCACACATTTGCACCATTTTAAAATGAGGTAACATATCTCTTAAGTCCCATAGTTTATATCTTGATCTAGAAAAGTTACTATTATATCTTATCCATACATTTTTAGCTAAATCGTGATCGATAAGGTATTGCATTATTTCCCAATGTATCTCCCACATTAAAGGTTCTCCTCCAACCCAATATATCTCTTCTATAGTTCCGTCTTTAACTGCTTTCCATAGTTCAGCTTCTGCTACATCTTTTTGAAAGGTTTCTATAGCAGGTTTATTTTCTTTTCTAGCCCAAAAGTCTGTGTTTTCTTCTTGATCGTAATCACCCATCATACGTCTTTCTGCTTCCCAAGAAGATGATAATTGATCCCCACACATTCTACATTTAAAATTACATAAGTTTTTAATTCTGTAATCAAATGATATAGGTTTCATTTCAGTATAACCATCTTCTCTAGTCTTCTCAAACGCTTCATCAATCTTGTTTGGAAATAGAGTTTTATTAAAATAATCTCTATAGATAGATACATTGAGTAATTGATCATTACATACTTGACATTGTGGTATTTCTTTACCAGCCATAAGATCTCTTCTTATACCTTTCATATATTCTGAGTTCCAATGGTCGTCTAAAGTACCTGGGTTGTAAGTTGATCCTTTATCAGCATCTTCTGAATCTAAATATTGAGTAGCCCAATCTGCTTTTTCTCTAGAGGCACAGCACATTCTTCTCTCACTTTGTGGTGAAAGGTATGTATGAGACCAAGGTGCCATACAAAACGTTTTATTTCCTTCAGACGGTTTTAATTTCATTTAAATAAGGATATAGAGATTTCCAATCAGTATCTCTTCTTTTGTCTATATTGTCTAAGTATCTAGTTAACTTTAATAGTCTTTTGTCATCCACTTTGTGACTAACTACCTGTGTTTTAAATCCGTTTAATACTTCATGCCAATCAAACTTATCAGGTACTACATCTAATAATTCATCAAAATACTTTGTAGCATGATGACCTAGTATTTCAGGTGCCATAAAAGTAGGGTGTGCAATTGTATTCCAACCAAATTCTATATCTTTTACCTTACTCCATTCATTAACTTTTCTATATAAGTCACTCATAGTAGTTAAAGTTACTGGAGATATAGTTGAATGGATATTTAAAATGGTATCAGTTTCATATAGTAAGTGATTAAAATTAGCTTCCCATTGATCTAATTTCATTCCATGTCTAGCAAATTCAGCTTGAGGACCCCAATTATCTATACTGCATACTACTTGAAACGATTTTAAGTACCCTGTGTCTATAAAATTTTGAATTAACCCTATTTTCTTTTTAAATTTTTCTGTTGGGTGTTTTAAGTTAGAAAAAATTTTAAAATTCATATTAGGGTGTTTTTTAGTTTTAAAAAACTCTAATGTTTCTTCAAACTCTGGAATATACATTGGTTCACCTCCTAATATATGAAATTGATATAGGTTCTGTGAGTATTTTTGCATCCATTGCCAAAATTTTTCTTTTCTTTCTTCATATCCAGGTTTTTGTTCAAAACCATCTAAATGATATTCGTCAGATAAGGGTCCAAACTTTTCTACTTCATGCTGTATTAAAGAACTAAAATAAGGAGAACAGTAAACACACTTTTGATTACATAGGTTATTAAAATATACTTCTAAAATTCTAGGAGTTACTCTAGTAGGATAAGGACCTAGTTTTACCTTTTCTATTTCAGGAGGTACTTGATCTGTTTTATTTATAAAGCCTGAACGTTCACTAACTCCACCAGCATCTTCTATCTTTTTACAATACTCACATCCATTACCAGGCCATTCTCCTTTGAGCATTTTCTCTCTATCCGATATTTTACCAGGATGGTTATGAAAATCATCCATCATATCAGATACATCCCAACCTTTACACCTATGACAAGACGATGATGTACCTGTAGATAAAAATACGGTGCTCCATGTCCACTTATATTGACATGCAGTAGCTGTCTTTATGGGGAATTCGAAACTCATACCAATTTTTTAACTTGACTACCTGCATGTGTACTTGTTTGATCTTTATTTAATTGTGAAACCAAATCAATCATATCATCTTGCTGCTGTTCGTCTGGTTCTATATATTGTTCTGATCCTGGGTTAGCCCATTGAGGATTAAGAACCCAACCTTCGTCTTTAGCTTGTTTTAATACTCCTTCTACGTATCTATTAGATTTAGCATCATCACCATCTACTAACTTAGTTAAAGGAGTTAAATTAGTTTCTGGTATATCATTATACCAACTGGTTAATTGAGGAAATGCTTTTAAAAAATCTTTACCTCTTCTTTTATCATATTGTTGGTAA